TTTCCATTTACTTCAATATCAAAGACATTTGGTTTGATTCCACGACGAACCAAATAATCACGACTATTGACAGAAAACTCAATCTCAACTAAACAATCCTTTTCGTTTGTTTGATTGATTAATTGATTTTTATTGATTTTCCTAAAACTTTTATTGAATAAAACAAAAGTAAGAGCATCCAGTACAGTTGATTTCCCTGCACCATTTGCTCCAATAATTAAGTTTGTATTATTCTTTTGGAAATCAATCTCCGTAAAATGCTGTCCGGTAGAAAGAAAGTTCTTCCATTTAATTTTTTTGAAGGTTATCATTTTTAGGAGGAATTACAATATCATCAGTAGTAATTACGGCATACTTGTAGTTGTTATGCTTACAAGTCTTTATGGCAAGTTCATCATCAACTTCCACAATTTCCATTTCTTTTTCGTAGTCTTCATCATACTCAAGCATCATAGCATACCGAGTGGCATCATCCTCTTCTTCAAATAAAAATAAAACCTTTTCTCCATATTGGTCTTGAACGGCATATGCACCATCATCTTTACGACCCTTAAGAGTTAGAAGAAACATTTTACTCCACTTCGCAAGCTTGTTTATAGAGGTCTTGGAATATACTCTTGATAGTACTCTTATCAAAGTCATATTCGGATTCATCAATATAACGATTCAGAATTGAAATAGTATTCTCTTCCTCATCAATTACAAAGTTTTCATTTTCCTGAATCTCAAAGTTTTCAACAATCTTCAGGTCTTGAATACCAATCTTATAGAGTTTGTCAATAAACTTTTCAAAATCTTTTTGCTTGGTTTTCTTACGGACGATTACTTTGACAATCTTATTAGAATACTCGGAGGCATCAAAAGTCTGATGTGGAGTATCTTCATAATAAATGTTATAGAATAATTTATAAGGATTGTTGATTGGAGTATGCTCTAGAGTTTCGGTATCAAAGATATGAAATCCACGAGTATCATTTACATCCGTCCAGTACATTTCATAAGGATTACCGAGATAGAACACAGTTCCATTATCAGAACGAGTGTGGTAATGACCAGAAAATACCTTTTTGAAGTTTGAAAAAAGATTTGCTTCCAGTCCATGCTCCTCCATTACAAGATGTTTATTAACCCGAAACCCTTTGAGTTCAAGGTGCCCCATCGCAATCTTTGCCTTTGACTTCTGAATAACTTTTAGAGTTTCATCATAGTTTTCACTACAAATCCAAGGAATAAAAGTCATATCAATTCCACAAACCTTTGTATTCGTTGGGGAACTATAAGTCTTTATGTTTGAGTAATCTTTTAGGAGTAGTTCTGGAGCATTAATTTCAGTAGAATTACGAAGAAAAATATCGTGATTACCCACAATCATATGGACTTGGTACTTTCTAAGAGGTTCTAATACTACTTTTTTAGTCCAATCAAGACCCCAGAAATCGATACTTTTACGATTATCAAAGGCATCACCCATATGAATTACAGTCTCTACCCCGTGTTCTTCTAGAGCAGGGAAGAAAACATTATCGTAAAACAATTGAAAATAGTCGTGAAGATTTCTTGAAGCTTTGCGGGCGCTCCAGTGGGTGTCTGTTAAAATTGCAACTTTCATAATTTTATTCCAAATAATACCAATCGGTATATTGTTCTAATCTACATCTGCGACGAATATTGACTGGATTTATGCCGACGACTTTACTTGCTTCAACGGCATCTTCGTATATTATACCACAACAAAAAACTTTTTGGGTGGTCCTTTGTTTTCTTTTAGATTTATCCTTCCCCCTTTTTTGGTTTTTTGCCATATTGACAAATCTTTCATAATTATCCAACATTTTATCAGTTGGATTTTTCCATTTTTCTTTTAATTCTTTAGATTTTATTTTTTTATTTCTTTCACTCAATTCTTTCCTTCTTTCTAATGCTTTTTGACTATTTTGATCCCAATAATTTTTGGTACTCTCACTTATTTTTTTCTTTGTATTATCTGTTCTTGGAACAGATACCCACCCAGAAGTTGCTACAGATTTATTAAAATATTCTTTACTATTTTTAACATCTAATTCCATATGAATTTTTTTCTCCTCCTCAACTAATTGCTTAGGAGATATTTCACCATATTCTGATATTATTTCAAAATAAAAATCATCTATATTATTTTTTATTTTTTCTTTCCACCATTTACAAATAGTAAGGTCTCCACTATACCAATCTTTTTGTTTGGATGACGGAGATCCGAAATATTTTTTACCATAGTTGTATTTCGATCCAACATAATAATAAGGGGGAGTTTGATTTTTTAGATGAGGAAGATATGTTATTTTATAAAGAATATTCATTCTATTTTTTTATTACCACGATACTATTTATAAAAATAATATCTAAAAATCATCGGTTTCCGTTTCTGTACTGGATGGCGTCTTTCATACTGTTGTATTCACTATTGTTCCCAGAAAGCACTCCGTCATCAATTGTCATAACCTCATCATAACCGGTTCTTTCAATAATTTTTGTCTTGATTTCCAGTTGCTTCTTTTCTTTCTGAATTCTTCTCAAAAAGGCATAGTGAATAATCTGAGTGAAATAAGCAAAAGGATTCTGAGACCTTTCTGGATTGAAATTATGAATGTACTGAACACAATTCTCTATTCCATCGGAGCACATATCCTCACGGAACATATAATTTACAAAATTGGGTTTATATGAAAGGTGAGTGGCAATCTTCAAGAAGCATTCTCCAATATAATCTGGAATTCTAGGTTTTCCTTCCCAAGCACCAGACTTAGGGGGATACTTATCATACTTCTCAAAATACTTCTGTGCTGCCTTATCTACTTTAGATCTATAAACAATAAGAGATTCTAATAACTCTTTATTGTTTACATAATGTTCTGATTTCTTTTTAGGCATAGCATCGAACTTTTAATATAAGTTGTTATCATTATAGCACATACCACAAGGGCTTGACAAGTATTGAAAAACCGTATAGACTAGGTTTGTCCCCGTTGAGAAAGGGGTTTAGCTTTCTTTATTATCTTTAAAGAGATTCTCCAAAGTCTTTCTTGCTTTCTCTACCGAAGATACATAACCCATAGTTGATGAAGGCTTGACTTCTCCAGCTGGTTTATATACTTCTATTGAATCATCTTTAAGATAATATTCATATAATTGTATTAACTTAGTATCTTTTGTTTCAGTCATCGTAATGACTTTATCAAGTTTAATTAAGAACATATCATCACTAGACATTTCTATCCAGGGCTTAATCTTCACATAAGAATCACCGGTAGAGGTTGTTACGGGTTTCATAAGTACTGGATTTTGTAGAATAATAATTGGATCGCCATCATTCTCATCTATCATAATAAGTGATAGAATCTCTTCACTTGATACTAATTTTAAAATACAGTAAAACTCTTCTCCCATATTAATCCTTAAGTGGTATATTTACAATATCGTAATTAAAGTTTTCTTCATTATAAATCTTGATTCTTTCAATAAGGTGATTGAGTGTATAATTTTTTCTTGATTTGTAACTAATATCATCGGCAATATCATATAGAGTTGCCTTTACTTTGTTTTCTCCTTTTCGCAGGACTCTTCCGATGGATTGGAGATTTCGTATCCTTGATTTACTAGGTGAAGCAAATATAACATTATGAAGATTTCTGATATTGACACCAGTAGAAAAAGTGCCATAGGAAGCAACGATGATTGCATTATTCTCTCTTTCGGTAATTTCCCTAACTAATTCTCGTTCTTCAGTAGCAACCCCTCCATGAACAAAGAATACGTGTCTATTGTCAGTTTTGCTATTATTTATGAGTTCGTAAAGTGGTTGCCCATGCCCTTCTACTCTGGCAAAAAGAACAAGAGTATTACCCTTTAAATCAAGAGCAAGATTTTTAATAAAGTTATTTCTCTTTGAGTGATTAATAATATACTGAACCTCATCCTCAAATACTTCAAATCTGTGAGGAGGATGCTTCAGTAGTAGAACTTTAATATCCAATTTGGCAAGATGACCTTTTTGCATCAGTTCATCTGTCTTGATAATCTTATATGAAGGTCCAAATAAACCTTCCAAAACCCACTTATGAGTTTGAGACCCATCCAGTGTTCCGGTGAATCCAAAACGATATTTTGCATCACAAAGTTTCGTCATTATAGATATTAATGACTTGGATTTAAATTGGTGTGCCTCATCTCCTACGACTACATTAAATCTGGAAAAATACTGCTTGGGAAGTTTGTAAATAGACTGCCAGGTGGTAATAATAACTTGGGAATCAGTTTCTCTTTCCTTACCAGCGTATATCTTGTGGCAGTATGAACCAACATCCCATCCATAATCTGCAAAATCTTTATACATTTGTTCTACAAGGGAAGTCGTCGGAACAACTACGAGAATATTTTGCTGCTTCTCAACGTAGTATCTCACAAGAGAATATATCATCAATGACTTTCCCGAAGCAGTTGGAGATATCAATAATTTACGATTATGTCTTAAGGCGTCGTATACTCCCTCAATTTGATAATCGCGTGGGGCGTGTCTACTAATTGAGGTCATATAATCCTTTACACCTTCCTTTGAGATGCTCTCATTTATCTCAAAAGGAAGACCATAAAACTTATTATTCGTGAATTCGTAAGTATAATTGTGGTCCTTACAGAACTGAATTACCCGGTCTAAAAGACCAACATAGATTTCTTTCGTGTCAATACTGAACAGATAAATGAATCCATCCCACCACTTATTCTTATAAGCGGGGGAAAACTTTGCGTTTGGAACTTCAAATTGAAACGTATCTTTCAACTCATAGTAGATATGAGGTTCTGCCTCTATTTGCAGATAAACCTCATTCTTCTTTGATATCACCAAATGAGACATTCATAAAGTATCAGTTATGAGTATTTATTTCACATTTACAAACCTAATGTTACGAATTCATAGTGTCATCAACTTTTTTATCATAAGCGGCAGACATTCTTGCTCTCAATTCTCTTTGTCTTTGCATCTTTGGAGTTTCTATTCCTTTTTCTCTGGCAAGTTTTTCGAATTCGCTATAACCTCTTCTTTCTATACCTTTCTTTACAGCAACGATTTCTTTTTCACTACCAAAATCTTGGATACTGCCGCCCTTTCCAACTGCTTTTTGCCTGGAATGATATCCACCTTCTCCTCTATGGGGAATACCAGTCCCACCTTCTGGTCCATCTGTTTGTGCTATGTTTCTTGGATCGCTTCCATGAAATTTTCCTGCTTTAGCATCTTTCTCTCTTTTTTCTTTTCTTTGTTCTGGGGTTAATCCTTTAAACTCTTTAGC